GATATGTGATTCACTCTAACGCTAGGATATTGTGCAGAAAGAAGTTCCTCATTAGCTTTAAAATTAGCTGGATATGATACTACCACTGTTGGTGATTGCTCAATGACAACTAAATCATAACTAGACCAAATACTACTCAGGTTCTTGCTTACATTGGATGGGAAATGTTGAACAGTTCCAGATAAATTGAAATTTAGTGTTGGAGTTTTTGAATATAAAATAAGCTCCTTTTCCCCAATCGTCATATCAGTAGGGGTTTTAGAGGATTTCCAATTACCCTCTGCGTCTTTTTTAGCTTTCATCCATTTCACACCAGATTTGTCTTTATATTCGTATCTGACAGTCAAATCTGGCAGAGAAACATCTTCAGTTGTTTGCAGTGGTTCAATGCTCCTATAATAAAAATAGTTTTGTCCTCGTTTCAACGTCAACGTTCCATCTACAGAACCATTAACCCACTTACCGTATCCCCAATTTGGCGAAGATAAAGAAGTTTTGAACCATGCAAACCCATCACTCTTATTATGGGGTTTATTATCCAATCCTTTCCAAGAATTTAAATCGAATTCTGATGGAGATACTGTGTCTTCTGCTATGAAATCAGCAAATGCACCATTGTCCAAATAATTCGCACCGTTATGTCCGAATGGGGTAAATTGTATCTGTCTACATTCACATTTCACATTGTTTCTATAATCGAAGCTGTTAACATATGAACAATTATTTTCATGTTTAATCGATTTGAATACTTGATCTATTAATGTATCTTCATCAGTCCAAACAAATCTAATAAGTTCTCCAGCTTTGAAATTTACTGACAGCCCTAACTGTTTTACTGATATTAGATTATTTTTATGGACATATGATCCTAATAACCAAGCTGCTTCTGTAGCTTGAGAAGGTTTGTCTTTATAGTTTTTTATTTTGTATATTACATCAGATGAACTTAAATGATCGGATGCAGTAGCAAAAGGAACCCTTATGGAAGATAATTGCAACCTTTCACATATTCTAACATTATCAGGTAACAGATCAACAGAATTTAAACTTTTGTCTGTGATTTTAAAGTATGGCCAATATAAAACACTGTCATCATTTTCGGATATTGATAAATCTGTCTCATTTACTCTATACAACCAAGCTTCTTTTATTTCTCCGCTATATATAGAATCATCATAATTAGTAATTGTATCGAAAACCCTAACTTTATCTGCAAATTTATAAGAAGTATTAGCATAAGACTTCGACTCAGCTAATGTAGATTTATTGATTGGTAAATCTTCAACTGAACTTAGAACTATATTTGATGTCCAATAGACTGAATCTACCGCTGTTTTATATTCCAAATCAAGAACGTCATAATGTGAATCATACTTCAAAGATGGCCCTGTCCATGTCAATCCATCTCCACTCAAACCATAACCCATAAACGGATATTTGAAAGTAGTTTTATCACCACCTACAAAAAACCCTTCAATAATCCTCCCATCATCTATTTCATAATCTTCTTTTTTTAGCCATGCTCCTTCAACACCCCTGCTAGTTTTAACATATATAGTATCTGCTCCACTTATCATGACATTAGAAGTAGCGGTATTTTCTATGTCTGTCGAGCTTAATGGAATTCCTTTATATATAGGTCTTCCAACAGCTATTGTTTCATATACACCTTTCGGGAAATAGAAAAAATTATTCCCTTGTTGTAGTGGTATTTCGTAAATATCAGCAGATGAAGTTTCTATACTGCTTTCCGAATTTAAACTGTTTACATTGGATATTAAATATTTCAAAGAGTTTCCATCCACTGTGGTATAATTCAAAATGTCTCTATTTTCTCCTAAATATTTCTCGGTAAAATCTTTGAACGAGTCTGATGATATATTAATAGTGCCAGATGAATATGCCCAATCTAAAGAAGATAATGATAAACCTCTACTAGCAAAAAAGTTTTCACTAGTTGTATCCGACATATCAACATAAGAAGATAGACTGACATCTACACTTCTGTCGAAATATTGATGATCGTCATAATATTCTTCCAGTTCTATTCTTATTGTATCCTTAACTGAACTTAATTCAGGCAAATTTTTCCAAACCGATGAAGGAACTGTAATGTAAGAATTATTCTTTTTAGTGTAATTTGTCAATATCAACTCTCTCAATTCCTTGACTGCTCCTATATTAGAACCTTTGAGGTTGTATTTCAATTTACTGTCCTTCAAAAGTTTTCTATAATTTAAATAATATAAAGATATAGTCTTTAGCTTTTTAGCGAAAAATGGTATGGATAGTAGTAATTCCTTTTCATCGTTTAAATTTACTTTACTATACCAGTTTTCTCTTTCTGCCTCTGTTAAAAATATTTGCAAACCAGACAGCAAATTCAAATATTTTAACCTAATTACAGATAAAGCATCGAGTTTAGATACGTTTTTATCCTTATACCAATTTACTAAATATTGGTTATATTGGTTATATTCCTGTTCTGGTATTATACTTTTGTTACTAGCATACCAATCTCTGAATGACATTGGCGCATCAGAGTCCAAACCATTTGACGTTAATTGCTCTGGTTTTGTATATGACAATAATGGAATGGTTTGTTTATTAGTCTTTTGCACTGTTTATATTATTTATTAGATAAAACCGCTTTAACAACTATTGACTAAAAAGATTTTCAGTTAAGATATGATTGAAGAATTTTTCTATCAACCCATCTTCTTTATCCCAATCCGCAGACAGTGATTTATCAAGTGTGGTATATTCACTGTCCCAATCTATTATGTTATTTATATCTACACCGCTCAAAGTTGCACCCCAAAGTCTCTGGCGGCATATTGAAGCAAGGTTTAACATTCTACTAACATCCGAAGGAAATTCAACACCGTAATTGAAAGGTTCTTGCCCTATTTGAACTGCTAGAGATTTCAAGAAATTTATGTCACAAGTATCTATGTTTGTAGTATTTATGTTAAAATTCGCTATTTTCTCATACGACTCTCTTCCAATATCGTCAAAAAGTTTGAAATTTTCCGAACCATCACCTACAACTGCTGGTAAAAACTCGTCGAATAATTTGGGATTGTTATAAAGCAACTCAGGAAAAGCTACCGATTTCATATATTTAGCAGTGTTGAAACTGTCATTCACTTTTCTAATGTTATAATAAGAATCGAAGTCGTTTATTGTGAAGGGTTCTGAAACACCAACAACATCTACAGTGTCTAAAGTGTCTATTGCGTATTTTTGATACCATACATTACCTGTCCAATCGCCTGTTGCTGCTGCTGACTTGTAATATATAGAACATAGAGGAGTTGAAAATGTATCATCACCATCAACATAAAAAGATATGTTTGGTCGCTGTTTTATATTTATATGTGAAACATCCGTAAAATCAAAATCGGGATATGCATTAAAAATGTATGCATTGTTAGTTAAAGAATCTATGATCCATACTCTATCGTAAACATCTATGGCCAATCCCCCTAACTCTTCATCGCAAGCACTGGTTTCTATGAAAGATGTAGTGGAAAGAGATATAATTCTTAAATTAGTAACATCACTTATCTCCGAGAAAGTCCATGCTGATAATGCTGACGTAACTCTATCAATATATCCGAAACTTCGAACCCCAAATGTAAACCAAACATTATTACTCCTATCTAATGCTATGTATGCAGGTTTAGGGAAATTCGAAACTGAACTTAATAATTGACCTGTAGAACCATCATATTTATTTATTTGCCCACTATAATTGTTATCTGTAAAACGTTCTGTTACCCATATATCATTGTTTTTATCCACAGAAACATTAATAGGGGATGAACTTACAGGTATTGAAATGTTCAAACTTAGTGTTCCTCCACTAGTATATTTAGAAAGAGTGCTAGAAAGTTGATTTGAATATGTAACCCAAACATTATTATCCCTATCAGTTTCTACAACTGTTGGTTTCATGTAATAATCGCCGTCTATTACACCCGAATTAGTTAACGGAATAGCAAATTGTAAGTTGAAATCTTTATCAAATTTTAAAACTGAGAGTCCATTTACCAAAGAAACCCAAATATTAAAATCGCCATCTAATGAAACATATGATGGTGTAAGACCAGAAACTTCTGGATTGCTAGTTCCAAACAAATACGATAAATCTAATGTGCTCAATACAACACCTTCACTAGAAATTCGATATATTTTATCCTGTTCTCCATCCAGCCCTATTAAGCTATAATCTCTTGGGTCTATAGCTACACCATACATTCCAGTAGAGCTAGATGTCGCATAATTAACAGTAGATGTATTGGTAGATAAAGGAACATAAAATTTATCAACTCTCCCTTCTATTAATGTTCCACTTTCTCGATAATCTACAGATAAACATTCCTCGTTAGCAGATTGAGGTGTATATAAAATCTTACCTATCATTCCAATATCAGGAACTGGAACATAAACAAACTGATTTGGGTTATAATGATAAGGAAACTGAAAAGATTCCTGCTCTGCTGTATTCGAGTTATATATTGTGGTGGATGCAACAATGGAAACAGTGGAAAATGCACTAGTGGAAGTTATACTAGTGAACAAATATCCTCCGTTTCTAAATCCTTTAGAATCATTATGAGACAAATACAGTGAACCATCATCGCTATCTATTCTGGTGACACCAGAAGAACTCGAAAGACTTAAAACTACTTCTGATATCTTACCTAATTCATTGTCTGATGGGTATCCGAATATTATACTACTCGTGTCACTAGTGTCCCCATATAAAAAATAATCCCTACCATAAGAATGCAAAGTTATCATGGTCGGTATCTTAATATTGTTCCATTTTTCTTTATATATTTCATCTATATAATTTCCTGTGACTTTGAGGAATAAAGGAAAATCGTCAATGACTCTCCAAGTTGTCGATGATTTTACTATTTTATTGTTAGACAAGCTCGAATATGAATATACCGCAGATAACGGATCGATAAACCGTGAGGAATCTAACGGGTTGATGAAATCTGAAGTTTTAAGTGTGGCTGATATTAATATAGGACAGTCTTCCGTTATATCTTTTGTTCCTGTATCATCTATATAATAAAATTCCCCTTCTGCTGAAACACCAACTTGAATAGAATTTAAATATATTGGTGTAGCACTAAGAGAAAGAACATCTATTATATCACTGCCGTCATGGTTTTTACAAAATCTCCATGTAGGATTTAAAAAACTCCATTTATCATCTATTTGATTATATGGAATAGATTTAGAGTTAGCAGCATATAACTGTAAATCTAAAGTATCGACTATTTGAGAACATTGCACCTGTATTTTAAAAGATTCGTCTGTTGCTCTACCAATTAGATTATATCTATTAGGAATCCTAGTAAATGCCACATAATCTTTAATATAAGAATTTGCTGTTATTTGAACCGATGTAGTAGAATACTGATTATTAGTATCATATACGTTTAAAGAAACTGTATATATTCCCGGATAATCATATTTCTTTTTGATTGTCTTTTCATTATATACATAAGTTCCATCTCCGAAATTCCAAACTATTTGGCTGATATTGTCACCACTAGACGAATCAGTAAAAACATATTCAGTTTCGTATATGTTTCCGTTTTGGGTAGAGGCTGTAAAAAGTGCTGTTGCCATAGTTTATATTAATATCCAGAAAAATTCTTTACGCTTTTTACATTATATATACTGATTTTACTTAATAACGTATCTATGTCATGTAAATATGGATATTCAAACGACTTCAAGCTAATATTGTTGGCAGTCTGCATTTTATCGGCCACAGGATAATCTGGATTCCATACAAACAGTGATAGACCCTCGAACAATGTATCGTCATCAACTCTTCCAGTATAAAACGTTTCCACTCCATCAACTTCAAATATTTTTTGGGATAATAACTTAACATCTACGATTTGCCCCAACGATAGATTGGATTTAGAAAAATACGTTTTGAAAATGTTAACTACATCATTTATTATCGATTTATCATCTCTCCTAGAGGAGGTTTTCCTTTTTATGAACAGTTTGGCATTGGATTCATCAGAAACATTAAAATCTTTTCCCACACTATAAATACCCAACGCAATAGCTTTATAAATTGGGTCTATATAAGATACTTCGGTAGTTAAACATTTCAAATCTTGAACTGTAGTGCTTATAAGTTCCTTCTGAGCAGGTAACAAATATGATAATGTTTTATTATCAGTCGTTTTAGGGACTATTATAAAATATACATTATTGAAATTACACGAATCCGCAAATTGTATTTGGTTGAATAACGCTCTTCCGTGTAAAGCTGGATCAGTTAGACCAACATTGTAATAATATTGCAAATATTCTGTAGTATACACCCAATTATTAACAACTTTAACATCTGCTATTAAATTAGAAAAATTAGTTCTAATGAAAGAGGTATAATCCTCTTCGTTTACCAATCTATACTGACTTCTAAAGGATGAAGGTGCTGATTTTCTTATCTGGTCAGGCGTTTCTTCAGATTGAGTCGGTGTCGATGCCGTAATATTAGATATTTTAATTTTTGATATATCATTACCATTTAATATATTGAAATATCTATTATCTAAAACATCTGCCATTATATCTGAATAATTGGTTAAACCTGATGGGGCTGAAAGTGCCGTTTTCTTAAATGCGTTTTGTCCTATGACACCAGATTCACCACTACTCTCCAAGTAATATATTGCTACTTGATCGCCTTCTTGCAATTTTCTGCCGTTAATATCATCACCGAAAGTTATTTCGTATTGTTTATCACTGTTGAGTCTTATTTCGTATTTCTCCTCTGAACTATTTTCCAAATATAAACTCACTGTTTTGCTATATTGCTTCCATTTTCCTGTGTTTATTGGTTTAACATAGACATCAATGTTGAAATGATCTATTATCGTGTTAGTGGAAACGTTCAATAACACAAATTCACCATTTTCTCCTGTTGCTGTATATGGATTATACTCCCTATAGTTCCCCTGATACATTAATTTTTGAGTGTTCACATCATCTAACACTTCGCTGGTAGCAGATAACGATTTAATGAATGTAATTTCTTCATTGAATGAAAAACTTATGCCATTAACACTGACTGAAGAGTATCTTGGTATAGTGTATATATCTTTGGCTAGATTATCCACAGTAGCAGAAATAGATAAGGTGGATGTTTGATAACCTAAAGGATTGTAGTCCAATATTTTAACTATCCTGTTGATGTTCTCATATATTTGTGCCTCAGTAAACATAGATTCTGATGCTGTTCTGTTGAGATAATAAATTAAAGTGTTATAGGAATATGCTACTATATCAATAATGGATGCTAAATTACTACCTACGAAATTCTGATCGGTGAATACGTTTTGTTTGTTCAATCTATCCAAAATAAGCTGCCTTAAAGACATTGCATCAAATGCTACATATCCTTCTTTTGGTATATCAAAATTGTTGAAATTATTTGTCGCCATATTAATTGTTATTGTTTGTGTTTTCGTGAACCACTGTAAAAGAGTCGGATTTCATGTTAAAAACGAAAGGTGTTCTGAAAGATTTAAGGTTTAAAACTGGAATATCAATTATAATCTCTATAGTATATTGATTATCGTCTGGTTCTGCTATAACATTAACCCTTTTAACCACTACTCTAGTCTCCCATTTCTCTATTCCCTCCAAAATAGTCCTTCCTATCAAAGCAGCCGTTCTTTCCACAATAGGTTGAAATATATATGCCCTCAAATTCAGTCCATATTCTGGAAATAATACTCTTTGTCCCTTACTAGTAGTGAAAAGATTTTGAAGAGAGTTCACAATAGCTGCCAAATCTTCACTTATTTGAATGTCTGCGCCTAAAACAGGGGTTGGGTATACTAAAACATTAGAGTTGTTTATTCTCTTCAGTCCAATATCCAACGTTAAATCTCTGTATATTGAGTCATTCAGAGATTTATCTGCTGCAATTTTTTCCAAACTTTTGATTCTAATAGCCATTTATCACTATTATTTATACTGGAAATGGTTAAATAATAACATAAACTATGGAAACTAAATTTGATACGTTATATGAAAACACTCTTGGAAGATATCAACAAGGTGGTTTTATTGCTGGTGATAGAATAAGATTTAAAAAAGATACATTAAAACACGACTTTTTCAAAGATAAGGGACAAAACTTCGTAGATTTAGTGAAAAGTTGTATGCAGGATGGATTCGATAAAATAATGAGAGTAAGTGTATTGAAAAGTATATATCCCACAACAACCCAAAATTATAGAGGTGGAACCGAATCACCAGATAAAATATATGTGGATGTAGTAATTGAAACAAATCCCGGATTATATGTAAGTCCTATGACAGTTCCAATCGAAGTGTTAGATTTACAAGATGATGAAGGAGGAAGAGGGCCAGTTCCAGACAGTCTAAAGAGAAAAAGTGAATCCACAATGCCAGAGAAAACCGAGGCCAAAAAAACTTCAGGTGAAGACGATTCCAATATAAACCTAACAACTAAAAACACTGTTATAAAAGGCGGGAAAAAGTGGGACGATAAAAAAGCTGGTGGTGGAAATTTCACAAAAAAATAAAAAATAAATATTTGAGAAATCTAAGAAAGGTTGTATAATTATTACCACCAAAGACCGTAAAAAGTCTGCGATTTTAAAAATTTTATGACAAAACAAACAACGTTCGAAGATGACTTCTCCAAAGAAGTTTGGGAAACAACATATAAAGATCACAATGACAATAATGTAGATGATACATTCAGGAGAGTAGCTAAAGCTGTTGCTTCAGTTGAAAAAAACTCTCAACTTAGAGAAGAATGGGAGGAGAAATTCTATGACATGTTATCAGAATTCAAAATAACCACTGGAGGACGAATATATTCCAATGCTGGAACAGAATTTACAGGGACTACACTCGCTAATTGCTTCGTTGGAACAAAACCGAAACAAGATCAAGATTCTCTGGATGGGATTTTAGAAGTTCTTAGAGCACAAGCTAAAACATTGAAAAGTGAAGGTGGTTGGGGGATGAATTTTTCCTTTATTCGTCCTCGTGGTGCATTCATTCATGGAATTGGAGTAGAAACGCCGGGAGCAGTCAAATACATGGAGTTATTCGACAAGTCTTCTGATATTATAACTGCTGGTTCAGGCTCAAAGTCTAAAAACAAGAAAGCTAAAGGGAAAATACGTAAAGGTGCAATGATGGGAGTCCTCTCAGTTTGGCATCCAGATATTGTAGAATTCATTGAAGCCAAATTAACAGATGGAAGATTAACTAAGTTCAACATTTCAGTAAATTGCACTAACGATTTCATGGATAAAGTGATTCAGGCGAAAAAACTGAAGATTGAATCCGAAGAAAATCCAGAGAAAGTTAAAGAGTTTGAAGAATCTAATATATGGGAATTGATTTTCCCTGAAACCACACACGAAAAATATAAAAAGGAATGGGATGGAAATATTGCAACATGGAAAAATAAAGGATATCCAGTAAACGTATATAGAACTATTGGAGTATTAGAATTGTGGGATAAAATAATAAAATCTACTTACACCAGAAACGATCCGGGAGTTTTATTCTGTGATATTGGGAACAAAACACATTGTTGGAACTACGGAAAAAATAGCGACATTCAGGCAACGAACCCTTGTTTTCATGGAGATACTATGGTCGCTGTAGCTGATGGTAGAAATGCTGTCACCATTAAACAACTAGCAGAAGAGGGCAAAGACGTTCCAGTTTACACAGTAAGTCCAATTACTGGAATGGTAGAGATAAAATGGGGGAGAAATCCTCGTGTGACAGGATATGATAAAGAATTGCTGGAGATTAAATTCTCTGACGGAACAGATGTAAAAGTTACACCAGATCACAGATTCTTATTGATGAATGGAGATACTAAAGAAGCAAAAGATTTGATATTCGGTGATTCTATTCCAAGCTTCACGAAAAGGGCTGAACCTATAGTGAAAAATAAGAATAAATTATACTATAGGGTTCATTGTGATACTAATAACCATAATAAGAATAAAGTATTTGAGCACCGTTTAATAAGTAAATTCCACCAGCCCGAAAAATGGGATTCAATATATAATGAAGGAAAAAAAGACGGTTGGATTAAAGGAGGTTTAGTAATTCATCACAAAGATTACAATGGATTAAATAACTCAATCGAAAATCTCGAAATTATGAGATTTAAAGATCATAACAAATTTCACGCAGAACATGACTTTAAAGGTGAAAATAATCCAATGTTCGGGAAAAAACATTCTGAGGAAACTAAAAATAAAATAGGAGCAGAAACAAAAAAAAGAAATGAAAATTCAGAATATAGGAGCACTTGGATAAACAAGATAAATGAATCCTTCACGGATGAACGAAAATCGAAAATATCTACACATAGAACCATATTCGAATTGAATAGAAGAATGGATTTAGCCGCAAAAACAGGACTTAAAGCTTTTCTAATAGATGGAGAATTAATGGTGGAAAAAACATGCGAATTTACAAACACTAAATTCGTAGTTCCTTGGAATAGAAGAGAGGTGTGCTTAAATCCTTCAATTAATCCTATGGAGATAGAAGAATTGAAAGATAAATGCAAACAGAACTTGAAAAATGCCTTCACCGAAAAAGCTAAAATAAATCTACACAATCAAATAATGATATATAAAGATTTACAAGAAAAACTAGAAAGAACTCCATCGAAGAAAGAATGGGAAAATGAGTGCAAGTTGAAAAAAGTGAGTTTCAGATTTAATTCTTCTAGTGAGAATCCATATATATTAAAAGGATATAAAGATTTTCAAAACCATTCACTCAACTATAATCATAGAATAGTTGGAATTAATAAGGTGAAAGGATTACATACAGTATATAACATAACAACAGAAGATAATCACACTGTTGGAATCATAAATAACGTAGAATCAAACACATATAAAGGAATATTTACTTTCCAATGTGGGGAACAACTTCTACCTTTCGGAGGAATCTGCAATTTGGCATCTGTGAATCTAACACAATTTATAAACAAGGACAGGACAGATTTCGATCATAAAAAACTTCAAAAGTATCTACCGATATTAACAAGGTTTTCCGATAACGTTAACGATTATAGCAATGCTCCACTTGACGAATATATTGATTCTATGAGGAACAGAAGGCGTATAGGTCTAGGAGTTTCTGGTTGGGGTTCTGCATTATATTTACTCAAAACTAGATTCGCAAGTGAAGAAGCAGAAACCATTAAAGCGAGAATGATGAAAACCTTTACACATACTGTAGTAAAAACTTCAATCGAACTAGCAAAAGAAAAAGGAATGTTCAAAGAATGTGATCCTGCTAAACATGCATCGGCAAGTTTTTGGAAACAGATCAATTTACCACAAGATTTAATTGACGATATTGAGAAATATGGTATTAGAAACTCTGCATTATTTTCAATTCAGCCTACTGGAAATACATCAATTTTAGCAAACATAATATCTGGTGGATTGGAACCACTATTTTTAAGTGAATATATCAGAACCGTAATAGTTCCATCGTGTCCAGAAGACTTTAAAGAATTCGTTCCTAAATATTGGGAAGGAGAGTTTAAGGAAAATCAATATTTCAAACTCCACAAAGAAGGAAACGATGACATATTAAAATATAAACATACTGATGGGATACTATATAAAATAGATAAAAATAGAGGTCTTACTAAAGAAGTTTTATGTGAAGATTATGCGGTTAGACATCTCAAAAAAACGGATGAATGGAATCCTGATGCAGATTGGGCAGTAACCACAATGAGTTTATCAGTGGATGAACATGTAGCAGATATGTCTGGTTGGGGTAAATGGATTGATAGTAGTATGTCCAAAACTGTAAATGTTCCAAACGATTATCCGTTCGACAAATTCGAGAATTTATATCTAGATACATATAAGACAGGATATTTAAAAGGTATTACAACATACAGAGCAGGAACGATGACTAATGTTTTAGCTGCTAAAACGATAGAAAGTTCTGAAACTGGATGCAAAGTGTGTAAGAGAGAAAAAGACCTAATTGGAGATATATATCATACTAATGCCAAAGGTGTATCATATTTTGTAATAGTCGGTTTAGATAAAAACGGATTACCATATGAGATATTTGCAGGTAAAAACGGATTCTTCCCTAAAAGCATAGAAACTGGAACAATACACAAAGTCAAAAGAGGATTATATCAATTACTAGGAGAGAATGATAATGTTGTCATAGAATCTATAACTGAACATCTAGAAGAAGAGGAAGAGGCATTAACTCGCATGATAAGCATGAGTTTACGTCATGGTGTTGATATAAATTATGTGGTTCACCAACTAGAAAAGGTTAAGGGTGCTCTAAACAGTTTATCTAAATGTATGTCCAGATGTTTGAAAAAATATATTAAAAACGGAACTGCTGTTTCTGGAGAGGAATGTCCTTCTTGCGGAAAAGAGACTTTAATTAGAGCAGAAGGATGCAAAAAATGCATGAACTGTTCTAATAGTATATGCGGGTAATATAATATAATACGAAACAACAAAAAACCCACAATTAACTTGTGGGTTTTTTGTTGTTTTAGTCTTTCTTTAAATTTTTAAACCTTTAATATTTGTTAATAGTTCTAGGATTCTTATAAGAGCTTGCAGCAGAAGAAGGATGAACAATATACGAAGTGTTATAACCCCATACCCAAACTGCTCCGTTAGAATCTCTAGCTATTACACCCCTAACATCTCCAGCAGAACCGCTTCCGTCAGAACCATGACAATAAAAAGCTGCTTCTGTTACATCATTCAATGGAGCTTTCTCATATCTGCGAAATTTATTAGTATGTTTATTGGAACTTTTATATTGTAACATAGTAATAGGAGTGAAAACATTAACACCAGCAAGAAACAAATCCCCTGAATTAGATATTAAACCTATTGATCCTTGTCCTGTATTATTACATCCAAAAATAGCAGATATTGAAGGCATTGATGCTGTTGCAAGAGGTGTTTGTTGATATGTTGTTACCTGAGTTGGTGTTTTTATAGGTGTTGTAGCTACACCATTGCCAACTGTGCCATAAGCATTGTATCCCCACGCAAAAACTCTTCCATCATTTTGTAGTGCTGCTACTCCGGTGTTTGATTGCCACCCTGCTGTTACTATTTTTTCAACTCCTGATAATGAGCCTATTTGTTTGAATAGACGGGAATCTGTCACCGTGGTATCAGCTAGTTGTCCGGCAGAGTTATCGCCAACACCGTATAAATATTTTTGAGCACCAACGGTAACGTATCTGGTGTATCCAGCTTGCATCCCTGAGTTCATTATTTTCTGAACATTTGTTATGGGAACTCCACCAGTTGATGAACATTGGACAAATGATGTTTTATCATCCAAAGAATTTATCGCCAATTGCCCGTTATTGTTTTTACCACATGCGTATAGTAGCCCATCAGTCGTTTTAACCATTATATTTCCACCAGAACCAGCGTCTCCACCACCTATAGATATTTGTTCGAATGTTTTGGAACCTATTGTTATTTTAACAGGCACATTTTTAGAATATGATGTTGCTGCTCCAGATGCCGTTGTTCCTATTTGACCATATCTATTATATCCCCAAGCATATGCTTCTCCAGTTCCAGAAACTATAACACCTATAGTAACATATCTATCATTTATTTCTGAAACGTCAAAAGAAGCTATTTTTTTAGAAGATAAAGATGCTATGTTTAACGGTAAATATGTTCCGGAATAATTAGAAATATAATTAGGAGCAGTAGAATAATTAGGAGTTTCGCCAATATAAACGTTTTGCCATTGTTCGTAATATCCTACCCCCCACAATGTCCCATCACTCAACAACACAAAAGAATTTAATATCCCACTATAAAATTGAGTTATTGTCAATGTAGGATTATCAACAAGATAATTGTTTATAAAATTTTCAGGAGTTGGTGCATTAGAATCATAATTATTGTCTGCTGCAATACTGTTGCCCCAAACATATATTTTATTTGTTGTGTAATATGCTCCATTATAAGCTGAATATCCACGTTGGCCTAATCCCACTGCTGGTTCTGAAAGTCCTGCATCTATACTAGTGTTAAGATTATTGACTACCGCGCTTAATTGATATATAGTTAAATCTAATAAACTGTCATTGTGATTTATAGTAGACAATGATGTTCCAATACATTCATTTGAGTTGATATTAATTACGCCGAAGTAGCTCATGTTTTATTATTTATCTAAAATTTCCCCCTCTTCAATATTTTCCTCAACGTTTTCTTCTAAATCGGATTCTATTTCTATCAATTTAGGAACTATAGGTTCTGGTTCTTCTATCTCCAACATTTTTTTAAGTATTTCTTCTCTGGTAGCAACTAGAACATTTGTATTATTTGTTATGTTCATGGCTGGAAGGGACTTAGCTACCTCCTTCTTGTTTGTCCAATCTAATGCTTTAATCTCTTTTGTCATCTCATGTTTCCTTTTCAACATGTTAAGTTTATTGAGAGATTCTATAGCTCCAGTAGTTGAAGTTATCAAAGATGCCAATGCAGCTATTTCGTCTGGATTTTGGCCTTGAACAACAGATATCTTCAAATCTTCAACAGAGTCCATACTGAGTTCTATTAATTCACTTGATTTTTTTATTAAATATGCCCCAAGTTCTTCTTCTGTCAATTCTTTTTGTGTTGTTGTAGGTTTATTCTTAGGTATTTTGTTGTATCCATTAGATAAATCTGCTAGTAGTGCATCATCAGGGTTTTCACCTGTAGTATTTCCATAAGTATCACTAGATAAGTTAGCGATTAAAGTATCTAAATCGTTGATCATACACATAATTAACAATAAATATATCATTTTACAACTGTTGATGTTAAATATATCAATATTATGGAAACCACGATTCAAACAATTAATGGCACGTATATCGTCCCAAAACACAAAGAAGCAGAACTTTTACATTGGTTGCAAAGTAATGCAATTCGCCAAGGACAGCAGAATTTAGGAGAGCTTAAAGGGAATTATAATGGTCAACAATTGATAGGGGAATAATCTGTCGAGTTCTTGCTTTTATCCTGAAATGTGATATAATGGCGGAATGATAAAATCAGACGAATTTAAAAACCTTTGGATAGAAAAGTATAGACCTAAGCATTTTAAAGATTTAATTCTTAGTCCAGATGATAAAAGCTATTTTGAATCTTTAAAAACGAAAGAGGAAATCCCCCATTTGTTGTTTACAGGGGCAGCAGGTATCGGAAAGTCTAGTTTGAGCAAGATTATTGTAACTGATATTTTAGATTGTCAATATTTGTATATAAATGCCTCAGATGAAAACGGCATAGACACAATAAGAAACAAGATTAACGGATTCGCCCAAACTAAATCTTTCGATGGAAAATTAAAGGTTGTTATTTTCGATGAAGCTGACGCACTTTCAAATAATGCCCAAGATGCTCTGAGAAATGTAATGGAAGAATACTCAGCGAATACTCGATTTGTATTCACTTGTAATTATCTACATAAGATATCAAACCCAATCCAATCTAGATGTAAGCCAATAATACATTTAAACCCCCCAATTAAAGAAATTGTATCTAGGATTATTTACATTTTAAAGGAAGAAGGCATAAAAGTCCCTGAAAGTGAAACTGGAAAACTTTTGAAATTGATAAAACAGACAACTCCAGATATAAGAAGTATTATAGGGATGATTCAACAATATTCCCATTCTGGAACATTAAACATAAAAGAGAATGGCGTAAAGGACATAACAGATGAGGTTTGCAAGAAAATAGAATCTAAAACTGATGTTATAACAATCAGACAATATTTGATCGAGAGAGAACAAGATTTTGCATCTAATTACACAAGTATATTGAAGGGAATGTTTGAAAACTATTTTGAAAATCCTTCTATAGACAGCAACATGAAATCCGTAAAATTATTGGAGATATCAGAGGCTATCTACAGAGATTCTATTGTTTCCGATAAAGAAATAAACTGTTTTTCTTGCATTTTAAAACTAAATAAATGTAATGGCTAATTATTTTACAGAAATATCTAAAGAAGATGGTTCATTTGTTGGTATAGTATATGATGAAAACACTACAGAAGAAGTGTTTAGAACCAATAAAAGTGAATCTAAAGAGTCAATAATTTCTGAAGTGAACATCTTCCTGTTACAAAAGGCAGCTAAAAATACATCCCCCAATAAATCTATGAAGAATACTGTCAAGGTTAAGGGAAATACCCAACAATCAAGTCCCCCATCTCACGTTCCTTGTAATACTTGCGGAAGCTAAATTATAAAGAATTTTTCGATTTTGGTATAGGGAACCAATTATGTATTTTTATTGCTGTAATGTCGTTATAATAAGACGTTCCTTCAAATATATGTTTAACATCTATCACAAAATACTGTCCCAATAATTTCTCGTCGTATAATGAATTGGAATCCGCTCCTAGATATTTATCTATTCCTATAAATCTTCCACTTGTTCTAAGTGTCAATCCCGGAACCCTAAAATTTATACCTTGATTTAAAAATATACCCATTTTTAGGAGATTTTGTATTCCTATAGATTGACGAATAGGGTTATCTTCGATACCTCCATATAAAGAATATACGGGATTAATGTTATATAAATCCTTTGTCTTGTCTAACGAAACTAAAAAATAATCATCGTTTTGACTCGACTCGTTTCCATATGCCCTATAAAGATTTTCTATGTAATTATCCGCTATAAATCTTTTAACGGTTTCTATCCTGTTCTCCATTAACTCCATTTTAAATTCTCCTGTTCTCATGTTATTGCTTATTACTGGAGTCGATTTAAACAATTGAGCGTTTGTCGATGCAGACATGTCCATTAACGCATATTTCACGATTTCCGAATACCCCTTTTGTTTAAAATCTTGGGGGATTTTATTTTCGATGTCTACTGGCGATCTGAGCGGTTCATATCCAGAGTTTATCATTTTTTGACCATCGGATAATAAAGAATCTGGCACAAAAAAATGTTCAACTTGAAATTTTCCCGGAGAATTATATTCGTTACCAGCATTTTCAAAATATTTCATCATCGGGATTAGTGATATTTCTCCCACATACATATCTTGAATTCCGTGATGTGTTTCTATATTATCTGAATTTGTCGATCTTTCAGAGTTTAATATACAAAAATCAAAAACTTCAGCTTTACCACCAGATGCACCATTCAAATTGCTTTTCAACTCGTCTTTTTCAAAAACAACAGTTTTAGAAGTTTCGCTAGTATGATGACTATAAATATAATCTAAAATATCAGATGCTTTAGAGTCGGATGACGCAGTATAAAACATTTTACTCGATCCTATATCCCATGAATTTTTCGAATTCAATGGAGGCAAGGATTTACTAAAACCGCATAATCTGAATATATCTCTTATCATCAAACCAGTTTCTTTAAGTCCTTCTGGTCTTTGGTCAGCGGTTTCGTTTTCCGATGGGAAATAAGAAGAATATAACAATTTCTTACTTGCCATTAAATAATATTTATAATCTACTAAATACAATTTTTTACATCTGATTAAAGGCGTTGTAGGCAGTCCTTCTAGTCCAACAGGGCTATCTATATCAACAATATCACTAATAGCAAAAGTATATTCTAATTTCCAATCACTTTTCTTTGAACGTTGTCCGACAAAACTTATATCGGATGGTATTATCTTAACATATAACAAATCACTACCGTCATTGTTGAACAGTTTAGTTGATTCAATGTTCAACTCTTTTAAAACATCATCACTAGGACTTTGGATTGTTAATTCTGCTGTTGTCACCCAATTAGCCAAACTATCTTTTATCGTGAAATTTATTATGCTGGTAGGACTCAGCCCAATTTTATATCTGACTTTGGGCGTAGAACTAGTAATAGGAAGAGGATCATTATTTTGGTGGTATGTATCTAACGCTAACTCCATTATATACAATTGAACATCATAATAATTACTCGAATAATTATGTTGTATCTTTTTCTCAAACCTTAAATCGGTTTCGTTCTCAGATTTATTATTATCAGCCATTATTTTATTATTTGATTTAATACCTCTCTAACTATATTATTTTTAGGTATTTTTAAAATATCTCCAGATTGCAATTCCGATAACGGGTTTATTATATTATTAGCTAATGTTATAATCCACCAAAGACTTATTGTTCCATAATTATTGTATGATATTAAAGACCATGCATCATTTGGTTTAATAACGTAAGAATCGAAGAATGAATCTAATAAATTGTCAGGGAATGCAATAGACTGAAGAATATTGTAGAAATATTTCTGTTCGTCATCAGTGTATACATTAAAAATATTTTCATATTTAGCAGTTTCTAATTTAGGCAAATCGTATATTAAATTCTGTTTCATTTTATTTTGTTGATGTCACAATTTTTTGCTGTTCGATATTTATTCTATTCAATAGATTCCTGCTAGGCATAACCATATCTTCTAAAGTCATTGTTACTAAATACGCATCTGGAACATTTACTTCTTGCAATCCTTCAAGTTTCATTCTTCTAATGTTTCCCACATTAGATATTTTCAAATTGGATACAAATGAACCAATTGATGAATATTGTCCTTTTATATCTACAGTATAGAAAACTGGAGGATATGCTGTTATAAACGAAATTTTAGAATATAAATTTTGATGGCAAAGATGATTACATAACTTCCAGTTTTTTATAGCATCTTCACTGTTAAGGGTGTTGAAAAGATAGAAAGATATAGTAACTGATTGAGGTGTAGTATCTCCCCATATTTTAGTTTTATCTAAAAATCCTGTTTTAGGATATGCTAGTCCAGCTAATCCTTGTGCAGTAGTAGCAGCCCCCTGCATTATATCAGTAAAACTTTTTACAGCATTTCCAGCGGACTCTCCAAATAATCCTGCAATGTTTGATACATTAGTTACAGTTTTTTCTATTGCATCTAATGCTGTCCATGTAGACGCTATACTGAAATTTTCCTCGCTGTAATACGGAAAAACATATTGATAATTGGTGGGACTATTATAATCAAATAATCCATCATATGCGGTATCTTTATTATTAGAATTTGAAAAATGTTCTGTTTTACTCCTAGTCGCACTCGCAAACGCTCCTTTAATGTTACTCAAATAATAATTGACACCATTTGTGAGCATATTTTGAGTCATCTGATATTCATTTAAAAATATTCTAGGTATTTTATCTTTCAATAGAGAGTTTTTAATTGGTGATAATGTCCAAGTATAGTCTTCTACTACATTAACATCTTCATGTGCTCCACTTTCTGTAGTGCGAACCATAGATTCTTTAACAGAATATTGTATCATATCTTCTTTTATTGTATTATATATAGATTGAAAGTCGAACATGATTATGATTGATATATTGATGATAGGAATTCGCTTCTTATTCCCTGTATAGCATTACTTATTGATTGTAATGCCTGTGCATCATTTTTTTGTTGTGGTTGTTGAGTCATAGTAGGATATACATTCACTCCTTGTTTGGAAGAATTTTCCCCTATTATACCCATTATCTTAAACATTGCTTCCGCTAGTTTAACTATTGATTTATTTGTATCTCCTGTATTGCTTTCTATGTCCCCCAATAGTTTAGAACCATCTAAAGTGGGAGACGGTTTAGATTCTTGTGTAAATGGTGCTGCAACAACTCCATCCGTTTTATCGAGTTGGAATATTTTCCCACTAGTTTGTGACGATACTATTAATCCGCCTTTAGGATCGATCATAGCATCACCATGATGAGTGACTTCAGGAGATTTAATACCTGCTTTTACTCTTTCCGCTATTGACTTTTCTTGTTCACTTGCAAATGCTTTTTTCTCTTCGTCGGATTGTTCTGGTGGTTGATTGTCATTATCTAATGCTGATATTATAGAATCTGGTAATATCCTTCTAGCAAGCCATTGAAGATTGGTGTCTTTCCACCAAGCTCTAGCCTTTTCCAGTATCATATCTTTCAATTTCGCAAAAATTCCTTTTGGTTTTGGTGGAAGTGCTTGTCCGCTCTCTTGTTCATTGTCGTCCGAAAAGAACGATATGATATTTCTCAATATAGGAACAGACATTCCCATTGTTTTCAGCCCCTTTAAAACATCTCCATCGTATATTTGACCTATTCCTTTTAGTAGTCCACCCAAAATAGGAACTTTCATAATTTTTTCCTTAATCCATTTACCTAGAGATGCAAACATTCCGCCGATACTTGTTATTCCTCCTGCAACGCCTTTAGCAACACCTCCAACTTCTTCATCCCCTAATAAAGCACCTAGAAGCTCAAAAGGTGGGAATATATAAGCC